AATGGAAGGTATTGATATTTGTTTCTGCGAAGAGGCCGATCAATTAACTTACACCAGTTGGGAGACATTGATCCCAACGATCCGAAAAGAAGGCAGTCAGTTTATGATTAGCTTTAACCCTAATGATGAGATGGATGACACTTATCAAAGGTTTGTGATTAACACTCCTCCAGATTCATATGTGGTCAAAACTAACTGGTCTGAGAACCCATGGTTCCCAAAAGAGTTAGACAAAGAGAGGCTACATCTTAAAGAAAAGAACTTAGATCTATACAACCACGTCTGGGAAGGAGAGGTCCTGTCTAACAGAGACGGTGCTTATTACGCTAAGTTTATTCCAGATAATCAGATCATAGACTTTGCAGTGGAGCCAATGATCCCTGTTGATACATACTGGGATCTAGGAATATCAGACAGCACTGCTATTTGGTTAGTACAACAAGTAGGCATGGAGATCCGTGTCGTTGATTGCTATGAGAATCAAGGGGAAGGATTACAGCATTACATTAACTGGCTGCATGAGTGGAGAACAAAGCATCAGGCTGTATTGGGTGAGCATTACGCTCCACATGATATTCAAGTTAGAGAGCTAGGAACTGGCAAGTCCAGATTAGAGACAGCTCGCAAGCTAGGTATTTACTTCAGGGTAGTCAGACGATTAACAATTGAGGATGGCATTCATGCTGCTAGGGCCGTATTGCCTAAATGCTATTTCAAAAAGGATAGCACTAAGGAAGGCTTACAAGCTTTGAGACGATACCGTAAAGAGTTTGATGAGAAGAAAGGTATATACAAAGCACATCCATTGCACGATTGGACATCACACTACAGCGATGCGTGGAGGTATTTTGCTATCGCATATAGAGACAAGAGTAAACAACAAAGAGTAGGACAACCACAGGCAAACATATCATGGCTGACAGCTTAAAACTAGATTACTTCGTAGCCTTTGGAGACTCAGATGTTCCACATTTCTGGGATGTATTTACTCGTAAAGGGTACAGACATTGCTGTGTGTTTAAGTGGGATGGGTACAACTGGATATTAGTAGACCCATTAGGCCAACAGTTAGATGTTAATGTCATGCCATATACAAGCGAAGATGATGTTCCACATTTGTTTCAGCAAGCTGGCTGGAAAGTTATTCGATACAAAAAAACAATTAAACCAAAGTTTATCTTCAGGGGGATGCTCACATGCGTGACAGTATGTAAACAAGTCTTGGGAATAAAAGCATGCTGGGTAGTAACACCTTGGCAATTACACAACTATTTAAAAAGGAGAAGTACATGAAATTATTGCCTAGCTACAATTTAGCATGGCTAGAACATAGACTCACATTTGCATTTGGTGGTAAATCATCAATGCCAGCTGGTCCACAATCTAAGGCAGATATAGCAGCTGGAGGTTTTAGACCACGAAGGTCTAATACTGTTAATGCTGGCAATCCTAGTATTGCAAAAAAACAAGGAGCTTATGATTCGTCAACACCACAGTCAGTAGTGAATAAACAAACAGCTGACCGTAACACAATGAGAAGAGCTGATGCTGCAAATATGAGAAGGCGAAGTAAACCTACTTTGTTAAATGACAATTCATATTCAAGCACATTAGGATAACAAAAGGAGAAACACATGAAATATTTATTACCTAGCTACAACAGAGAATGGCTAGAAAACAAACTGACATTTGGCTTTAGAAGTAGGTCATCAGCACCAGCACCAGCAGCACCTGTTAAGTCACAAGCTGAGATTGATGCTGACAACAGAAGAGATTCTGAACTAAGAGAAGAAAAGGCTTATGAAAAGAAGTCAATGAATCGTGCTAAGAGAAGAAGAATGGGTAGACGTTCTTTAATGAGTAATGATGAAAGAGGGCTTTCAGACACACTAGGATAATATTATGCCAACATATAAGAAAAGCCCAGAGCGTACTGATGCTTTAGTCAAGCGATATGAAGTCGCTAAACAACATCGTACATCTTGGGAATCACATTGGAAAGAATGCTATCAATACGCATTACCTCAAAGGGAAGTGTTTGACCAGCATACTGAAGGTGCAAAAAAGAATACAAAAATATATGACTCTACAGCTTTGATAGGAACACAAAGGTTCGCATCAAGGTTACAGTCAACTCTTGTTCCACCTTTTAAGAAATGGGCTAAGTTATCTGCTGGTACTGGGATACCAGATAAGTATGCTAATAAGATTGACAAACAACTAGAAGAAGTAACAGATGTTTTGTTTAGTTATATCAATCAATCCAACTTAGCAACTGAAGCTCATGAAGCATTTCTTGATTTAGCAGTAGGAACTGGAGCTTTACTACTTGATGAAGGTGAAGGTGATGACTTACTGAAGTTTACAGCTGTGCCATTAAAAGAGTTGTTAGTTGAAGATGGACCTAAAGGTTCAATTGAGACAGTGTTTAGAAGACATAAGCACCCAGCTCGTAACATCAAACAAGTTTGGAAGAAGGGCAAATGCTCTGAAGCTGTCAATGAAATGATGAAAACTAAGCCAGATGAGTTAGTTCCAATCATTGAAGCTACTGTGTATAACCCAGAAAAGAAGATTTATGAGTATGTAATCATTGAAGAAGCTACTAAGCATGTCATCTTTGAGGATTACTTTGATGTATCACCATGGATTGTCTTTCGTTGGTCAAAGGTAGCTGGTGAAAGATATGGTCGTGGTCCTATCATGACTGCTTTGCCTGACATTAAAACAGCTAATGAAGTTGTTAAGTTTGTACTGAAGAACGCTGAGAAAGAGATTGTCGGTGTTTATACAGCTGTTGATGATGGTGTCTTGAACCCTTGGACAGTTAACATCAAGTCAGGAGCAGTCATTCCAGTAGCAGCTGAAGGGTCATTAGCACCTTTACAGTCTGGTGGTAACTTCAATGTTAGTGAGTTAGTGTTACAAGACTTACGTGAGAACATTAAGAAAGCTTTGTTCCATGACCAGCTTGGGCCAATGGAAGGACCAACAAAGTCAGCTACTGAAGTTTCTATTAGACAACAAGAGCTAATGTCAGACATTGGTTCATCGTTTGGTCGTTTACAAATGGAGTTTATTAACAAGCTTATTAAGAGAGCTATAGATATTCTTCAACGTAACGGAAAGGTTGCTCCAATTAAAGTTGGCAATCAAGAAGTAGAGATTAAGGTTATATCTCCATTAGCACAGCAACAAGATATGGATGAGGTTAACAAGTTAGCCCAGTTCGTACAGTTTGCCATGATGGTCGGAGAAGATGCTGTTAGAGTTGGCTTAGACCTTGAAGCGTTCCCAGAGCATATTGGTAAATTGCTTGGTGTTGACCCTGACTTGGTTAGAGACAAGGATGAGCGTGAAGCAATGAAGCAACAAATGCAAGAGCAAGCAGCAATGGCTCAAGCAGCAGAAGCAGCAGCACAAAATCCAGAGTTAGCTCAACAAGCAATGGAGCAAATGAATGGATAAAGACTTTGACGCTGTAATAGCTAAGCTATTTAAAACTCCTGATGGGGAAAAAGTGCTAAACCATTGGGAGGAGCGTTATATCAAAGCCCCTGTATGTATCCCTACTCAGTCAGCTGAACAGGGATACTACAGAGAGGGGCAAAACAGTGTGATACGCACTATACAAAATGCCATAAAGCGAAGAGAGCTTGGCGATTACTTACCTCAAGGAGACAAAGAATGAGTGAAGAAACAATATTAAGTGAACAGGAAGTAGCACCTGAAGCTGAAGCTACAACAGAAACTACTGAAACAACTGAGGTAGTTAGTGAAGGCTGGATGATGTCAGAAGACATAAAAGGAGAAGGTGAAGCTCCTGAATGGTTTAAAGCAAACAAATATAAGACTGTAGCTGACCAAGCTAAAGCTTATGCTGGTCTTGAATCTAAGCTTGGAGCATTTACTGGTGCGCCTGAAGATGGTTATAAAGTGGAATTGCCTGAAGGTATAGAAGGTGAGATAGCTGATGATGACCCTATGCTTGTTAGTTTTAATGAATGGGCTGCTGAAGCTGGACTGTCTCAAGAGAAGCACACTGAGCTTATGGCCTTGTATGTTAATGGCTTGATGGAAACACAGCCTGATATACAAGAAGAAATAAAGCGTATGGGTAAAGATGCACCTCAACGTATTAATGACTTTACAGCTTGGGCTAAAGCTAACTTTGATGAGAGTGAGTTTGTGACATTACAAGGCTTAGCAACAACAGCTGAAGGTTTTAATATTCTTGAAAAGATGCGTGGCATGTTAAGAGAGACAGATGTTTCAGCTCCTGACAATGTTAAATCAGTAGACAACACATCTAAAGAAGCTTTGTATGAATTAATAAAAGACCCTCGATACTCAGAGTCTCCAGCTTTTAGAAAAGATGTAGAACAAAAGTTTAAAGATTATTTTGGTACACAACCACAAAGTGAAATAAGACAGTGAAGTATGAAATTGATGAGGTAATAGAAGCTGTACATCATGTTATGAAACAATGTGATGACACACAAAGCTTTATGCACCATCACGCTACCCTTGTGACTTTAGAGTTAATGAAGTCATGGGGGTTAGCTCATATTTCAGTAGCAGCAGCTACAATTAAAAATACAAATAAATAATACAAATTAATATTGTATTTGTGTTAAAATAACACCAACGGACACTCTTGTCTAAAGACCCGTATTCAATAAGTCAAGCAGCTTGTAAAAATTGCTAGATTCAGCCCGAATACGGAAACCTGAATTGAAAGAACAATTTTATTAATTTAGGAGTAAGACAAATGTCTATCAATCTATCTAGTGCAGCTTCAGCTCAATTTGATGCAGAAGTAAAGCACGCATTCCAGACTGCTGGAAAACTCCGTGGTGCAGTGCGTCTACGCACAGGTGTTGTAGGTGATACTTACAACTTCCGTACTATGGGTAAAGGTTTGGCTAACCAAAAAGCAAGCCAAACTGATGTAACACCAATGGACATCTCACATGCCAAAGTACCAGCCACGCTACAAAACTGGGTAGCTGGTGAGTACACTGACATATTTGATGCAGTAGAAGTGAACTTTGACGAGCGTAGAGAGCTTGCTGAAACTATTGCTGGTGCAATGGGTCGTAGAGCAGACCAATTAATTATTGATGCTCTATCAGCTGGTTCAACAATCGCTCATGGTTCAACTGGACTTACATTAGCAAAACTAACAGCAACTTCAAGAACTATGAATGACAATGGTGTTCCAGCGTCAGACCGTATTCTTTTGACTTCAGCTGAAGGTATTGAGGACCTATTAAACGATACAACTATCACATCAGCAGATTACAACACTGTAAGAGCGTTGGTATCTGGTGAAGTAAATAGCTTTATGGGCTTCAACATCATCATGATGGAAACTCGTGCTGAAGGTGGACTAGCTAAGTCAGGTTCAACTCGTGACTGCTTCGCTTTCCATAAGTCATCAATTGGCTGTGCAATCGGTCTTGATATTTCAACGGAAGTTAACTACATTCCTGAGAAGACATCATGGCTCTCTCTAGGCAAATACAAAGCTGGTGCTGTCACTATTGACACTGCTGGAATTGTAAAAGTCGAAATTACTGAATAAAGGAGTATATACATGGCTTTTGATAAAAGTAAATTCGCAAGAATGACAACATCAGCAAACAGTGCAATCCCTGTAATGTGGGGTTACTCTACAACTGATGCTACAGCAACAGTAGACTCATCAGGTTACTTCAATGGAGTAGCTGGTGACGTTCAAGTTGGCGATATAATTATGGCTAACACTTCAACTGGTGGTACGTTGGCAGCTGCCTTCTACCTAGTTTCTGCAAATGATGGAACTACAGTTGACGTAAATGACGCTTTAGTTGTAACAGCAACTGATTCTGACTAACTAAGTTAAGCCCCTTCGGGGGCTTTTCTCCTTTATGTCAGCAGTACAAAACTATACATCCATCGACCTAGCATCCAATGCGTTGCTATTAATCGGTGAAGAAACCATATCATCCTTTACAGATGATTCAACAGCAGCTCTAGTAGCTGCAAATTTATATGAGCCTACATATGAATCCTTACTAACACTTCATCCTTGGAGATTTGCTTCAAGTAAAGCTACATTGTCTAGGTTAACAGCTACACCTGTTAATGAATGGGCATACGCATATCAATTACCAGCAGACTTTTTAGTGGCTCAACACATTGATGATGCAAATGAGAAATATCAAATTTATGGTAGCAAGTTGTATTCAGATAACACTTCAATCGTATTAGATTACACTTACAAGCCAGATGAATCTTTACTACCAGCTTACTTTGCTGAGCTGCTTGAGTATAGATTAGCTTCAGTCTTTGCTATACCAATAACTGAAAGTGCTACAAAAGGTGAATATTACGCTTCATTAGCTGAGAAACAATTAGCTAAGTGCAAAACAATTGATTCACAAATGTCTCCATCTTCAGCTCCAGCTGGCAACTCACCACTTATCAATACTAGAGGGTAAATGGCTAGAGTCAATATAGCACAAACACAATTTACTTCAGGTGAGCTTGACCCTAGGTTAGCAGCACGTCATGACTATGATGGTTATTACAAAGGTGCTGAAACCTTAGAGAACGTAGTGTGTTTGGGCCAAGGTGGAGTTAAGAGAAGAGGGGGTATGAAATACATTGATACCCTAACTGATAGTGCTGTTCGCTTTGTTACATTTGAGTTTAACGTCACACAGACATACCTGTTGGTCTTTGCCAATGCGAAAATGTATGTTTATAAGGATGGAGTTAAACAAACAGGCTTGAATGGCACAGGTAATGATTACATTACCACCCCATACAATGCGACACAAATTAGTGAAATTGGAGTAACGCAATCAGCTGACACGTTAATTATCTGTCATCATTCACATGCTCCAAGAAAGATAATGAGAGGTGGTTCACATACCACGTGGACATTATCGACCATTTCATTTTCTTACTATCCTACATTTGATTTTAATGCAGACTACGACAGCAATACTTTTGCTATAGGAAGCAATTGGAACTCAGTAGGTTCAGACGTTACCGTTACTTGTAACGCATCAGGAAAGATAACCTCAGACCATGTAGGTGGCATATTTGAAGGTAATGGTGGTGTTATTAGAATTGAATCAGTCACTTCAACAACACTTACTGGTGAACTATTAAAAGAATTTACAAACAACAATACACTAGATGGTGTTGATGTAAGTTTAGAAGAACCTGTCTGGTCATCAGCTCATGGCTATCCTCAAACAGTGACATTCCATGAGTCAAGGTTATGGATGGGTAACTCTACAGCTAGACCTCAAACATTATGGGGTAGTGTCATTGGTGACTTCTTTAACTTTGATAGGGGTGTAGGTGGTGATGATGAAGCTATTGATATTACATTAGACACTGACCAAGTAAACGCTATTTATCACATTGTTTCTGGTAGACACTTACAAGTCTTTACATCAGGTGGTGAATTCTATATTCCAGAGTCACCTATTAAACCATCAGCAGTACGCATATCAAGACAAACTAGATTTGGAGTTTTACAAAAGGTTAAACCAATCAATGTTGATGGTGCGACCATGTATATACAAAGGAACGGTAAGCAAGTGCGTGAATTTCTATTCACATACACTGAAGCGTCTTATGTCTCCTCTGAAGTGAACTTGCTTGCCCCCCATATTACTAACGCACCAGTTGCTATGGCAAGCCAAACAGGAGACGTAGAAAACGAAGGTAACTACTTGTTTGTAGTTAATGGTGATGGCTCTATGGGAGTGTTTATCACAAACCGAGCTGAGAAAGTTATGGCTTGGACCAAATACACAACTGCTGGTGACATACTAGATGTGGCTGTAGTTGAAGATGTTGTTTATCTGTATGTTAAAAGAACGATTAACAGTGCAACAGTCTATCACGTTGAAGCTTTAGACAATAGTCATTACACAGATGCTTCTAAACAAGTTACTCAATCATCGTCAGCATCAGTTTCAGGGTTAGCACATTTAAATGGACAAGAGTGTCGTGTACGTGCTGATTCAGCAGTTATGGCTAACGCTACCCCTTCTAGTGGTGCTATTACGCTTAGTAGGGCTGCAACAAACATAGAAGTAGGTCTTAATTTTGATGTAACAATAAAGACTATGCCTTCAGCAATTGCTTTACAGAGTGGGCCAGTAAGTACAAAGAAAAGACGCATATCAAGAGTATCAGCTCAATTACATGAGTCTAGTGGATTAAAGATTAATGGTAAGGCTTTGCCAACTAAAAGCTTTGGAGCTAATGTATTAGGACAAGCTCCAGAATCATTTACAGGAATTAAAACATTACCAGTGTTAGGTTACTCAAAGACAGCACAAGTGACAGTTACTCAGACTGACCCTTTGCCTTTGACTTTGTTAGGTTTAACACTTGAATTACAGGTGACAGGATAATGGGTGCAGCAATAGGAGCAATGGTTCAAATAGCAGCAGCAAGTCAGGCTGCTAAAGCACATGAACAAGCTGGACAAGATAGAGCCAGAGCATATAGAGAACAAGCAGAGCAAGCTGAGAGTGCTGCTAAAGACAGAGAGCTTGAGCGTTTAGTAACACTTAGAAAAACTTTGTCAGCTCAAAGAGCTTATTGGTCTGGAGCTGGAATAGACTCTACTATGGGTTCACCTACTACTGTGGCTGCTAGGTCTTATGAAACATTCCAGTTAGACCAAGGTGCTGACTTAATCAATACAAGACAACAAATCCGTTCATTCAATAACTCTGCTGATGCAGCAATACGAATGGGTCAAATAAAAGCTAGAGGTTCAATACTCGGTGGAGTAATGGGTGCAGCTAATACTTGGAACGCATAATGGCAATACCTGAATACCAAAGAACAATAGTAAGGCAAGTCCAACAAGCTGATACAGCTTCAGCTCAAGCATGGGAAACACTTGCTAATACGCTAGATAGTTTTGGTCAACAGGCTGGTGCGTTGTCAAGAAACATTATGGCTAACGAAAAAGCCAAAGCAGCAGCACAAAAGAAAGCAGACGATTTAGTTAGAAAGAATTACTTAGACAGTATGGAAGCTGACATTATTGAAGCTGCTCACCAAGCTGCTGTTAATAATCCTACTGACTACGAAGCATATATCACAGAGTTTGATGCAAAAGCTGAAGTGTGGATTAACTCAGAAGAGCTTGAGTCCATGACAGGTGCTAAGCAGCTATTGCAAACAATGATTGAAAATAAAAGAGTTGAGTATGGCAAAAAACCATATGAAGCTACACAATTAAAAATCAGAGAAGATGGTATAGCCCTAGCTGAAAGAAATATAACAGCTGATATGGATAGTGCTATACATTCTACAAATGACTATATCGCACAATTCTCAAACATTACTGTAGATGTAGAGACTGACCCTCAAGCTTTAAAGCAAATGGAAGAGGTGAAACAAGAAGCTCTTAATCAATACTCAAAGTTACAAGCCAAGATTGATGATTATGTAACTATTAACGGGGTAGAAGTAGATAAAGCACTTGAGTTTGAGAAAAAGATGCAAGACAAATATGTTACTGGTGTTATTAAAAATCAGATAGCAGATGATATATCTAATGATATAGGCTCAGAAACATTACAAGAGTTTTATGAAAACCCTACTAAGTTTTTACGTAGTCGTGAGTATTTAAGTGCTTTGATTCCTGAAGGTATTGTTATTAGTGAAGAACTTAAAGAAGACATATACGAAGAGCTTAATAAGTATTTAGCTGACGTACAAAGACAAACAGAGAAGAGAGAAAAACAAGAAGAAGAAGATTTAAAAGCATTACAGTCAGAAAGCTTTGCTGCATATAAATCTGCTTTACAAACAGGTGACACTATAGAACCTACTGAGCTAGAACTTGCTTGGCAAAACGATGTGATTGATGACACACAATACAACAATTTGCTAGATGATATAGTTAACGAGACTTATTATGATGAGGACCAAGGAGTATTGTGGAGTCTTCATCAAGAAATGATTAGTCCTTCAGCTACCCTAGCTCAAAAAACGCAATCTATTAGTGAAGCTTTAACAGACAATTTAATTAAAGGTGAGACAGCTGCTACATTGCTAGGTAAAGCAAACTCATCTAGTAAGGTTACGTCAGCTCCTTATTTCTCGCAAGCTAATGCCAATATTGCAAAAGCATTTGGTTTATCAGAGTCTGGCGATATTGTTGGAAGCTTAATAGATGGTGATGGTTTAACTACAACAGATATAACTAATATGCGATACGCACAAGAAGAGTTATATCGTAGGGTAGAACGTGGTGAGAGTGCTATCGAAATACAAAATGAAATTATTGACAAATATCTCGCTTTAGATAAAGCTGAAAAGTTACCTATGGGAAGTATCGGTAACGATGACTTTAATACTGCTTACACAATGGACAATGGCTTTTATACCTATTGGATTGGTACACCAACAAAGGTTGACCAGAAAGCTACATTAGAAAAAATAGGTCGACATATCTTTGAAGAGGTATTTAGTGAAGAACAGGCTAATAGGCTAATTTACGATTTACAAGTTTATGTCGATAGACAAGGTGTGCAATAATGCCTAATTATCAAGGACAAACTAGCAATCCAGTTACTGACTATACTCAGACTTTAGGTGATGCTAGAGATTATCAATTCTCTGTTCAAAGAGCTAAAGACTTACATCTTGCTTCTATGCCAGCTCAAGCTGAGCCAGAAATATCGCTGAATGTAAATGAGTTTGGCATTCCTGAAGATATGTCGTTATCTACACCTAACATTACTGAAGAAAGTTTACAGGGTGAAGAAGATAAAGCATCAGTATTAGCTAATATATATAACGCTGCTCCAGAGTGGATGCAAAGAGCTGCTACTCCGTTTCTTGTGCCTTTTACTGATAATCCAGTAATGAGAGGAATTACGATTGGTACTGGTGATGCTATTAACGGTACGCTTAGTGTATTACGTGACATTAATAACGCATTACACCCTGACAATCAGTTTAGTGAAGAAGACTGGTTGCAAATACCTGACATTATTGAACGTGGAGATTCTACAACAGAAGCTATTGTAGGTGGTCTAACTCAATTTATGAGTGTCTATGGTGCTTTAGGCAAGTTTAGCAATGTAAGCAAAATGTCAAGCAGAGGAGCTAAGTTATTTGACGATATATGGAGAGCTGCTCTTGCAGATGCTGCATTTGACCCTGAAGATGGCAATTTATCGACCTTCATTACTATGCTTGATGAAGATGAGACAATTGCTGGCCTTCCAGTAGGGAATCTTAATGGTCCATTTACACAATGGTTAGGAACACCAGTGGGAGAGGATGCTGACGCTTGGGAAAGGCTAGAAGGAAGAGCTAAAAATCTTTTGGAAGGTGCTGGCCTAGGTATGTTAGCAAACGGTGTTATAGCGAGTCTTAAAGGCCTGAAACAAATCATGGTCGAGACTAACCCTGACAAGTATTTTGCCATGCTTAAAAAGGCTGGCTTTGATGTAGACCCTAGGCAGTTCTTATTTGAGAATACATTAGGTGCAGAAAACACAAAGACACCACAAGTTAACGAATTAGGCATGTATTCACAGCTTGACAAAGCCATGCTTAACTTAACACAAGACAAAAACAATCCTGATGATTTATATCGTTATTTAATTAAGAATGGTGTTTCTAAAGATGAGTTAAAAAACTCAGGTGTTTTAGACTTAATCAATGAAAAGAAAGCAGCTGGTGAAAGTATTACAAAAGCTGAAGTTGGTGAAGTCTTTGATGAGTTT